CAACCCTTACCAACTTACAACTATAACCATGTTTCTTTACTTGTTTACCCATATCAAATCTCCTAAGAAGCACTCAACATATAAGACATATTCATTCTGTGTGCAACGGCTGTTATTAAATCATGATATCTACAATCATCAACTGCATCTAAACATTTCATGACCTCATCATGTGTAGGTGTTTTTATATAAGTATCACCAATCAGATTAAATGAACCACCTTGAGGTGACTTTAACATTGACCTAATTTTTTCCATAACAATTTTGAACGTTAAAAAATGTTGATATCCTAATTTAACTCTATTTGATTTGTCTGCCATGACTGTGTACTTATCAAACTCAGACCATTCTGTTTTTTTCATTTTCCCATTCCTCTTTACTTAACTTTACTCTGTTTTCATTTTTATAATCTCCGATGGGTCTTCTATATATTGTTTTACCACCATCAGGACTTTCATAAATATATTTTTGTAGTTCAGGAAACATTTCATATTGTCCTGAAATATTATCAATTATTTGTTCGGATAATACATTAACATCTTCTTCCCATCTACCCTCATGAAATCCATCTGCAAAATGTTTTGTTTCGTCTTTATGCCATGGATATAAAGCAGAATGTTGTGTACTACATTCCTCAGCCTCACGTGCATATGATAAATCACATTGTAAATGATTAGTACCATGTCCAATATAATCATACTCTACTGTAGAAGTGTCTTTTCCACAATGTTCACAAATCCAATCATTTTCTTCTTCACTTGTCCCACCTGCCAACACTGCTTCTATTTCAGAAGATATACGTTCTCTTGCAGCCTTTGAACCTAAATTAGTCTGGTCACCAAACCTTTCTAAAACCCTTTCGATTATTTCTTTCATTTACTTTCCCCATTTGCCGTTCTTCACTATAGTTGCCATTATACCATAATTAGAAACATCAAGATAAGCATCTTCCATTGGTTCATCAACAGCAGACTCTCTCTTGGTCATTAACATAGTCTTAAGTCTCTGTATCTTATCGTTCATCCTAAACCAAAGACCCGTAAGTGACAATTGAATTTCTTCTTCGGTCTGAAGTTGTGTACCTACTGAAATATTACCTGGCCCGTAATCATGTTGTTTATGTAAGAACAATTCATATTGTTCTCTTTGTAGCCTACGAAACTCGGCAGTCATCTCTGGCCACTCTTTTTCCATCATTGTTACGATGTCACCACCGTCTCCTGTTAGATAAGAATTTACTTCTTTTTTTGACTTTGAATCTTTTATCACTTTCATTATAACTCCATTTTACTAAATGCATCTTTGAGATTTTTAACTCGATACATAGGATTAATACCTCTATTATATATAGTATCTAAAAGTATGTAATTCCAATCTTTTTTATTTTTAATCCAAGCCTGATAGTTAGAAGGCGAGTCATCAACTAACCAATCAACAGGAACTTTCCATTTTTGTCTACCCTTCTTAAAATAAACCTCATCAAAGTTAAGTTGTTGATTACCTAACCACTTTAAAGTAAAATGTCTAGCATGTGGTTTTTGTGACGTAACACATACTATAGAATAGTCACGTTTACTATTAAGTTTATCTCTGAGGAAATCTACATTTTCTTTTATGGATGGCCCATTACCCATAATTTCATCACAATAATCATGCCAATAAATTTGTTGTAATTCCTCTTTAGTAGCATTAAAACAATCCTCCATCTTCCACGATGGAATCTCATCAAATTCTGTTTCAATATAATGTGGATAACTTTTTCTTATCCTACTTAGTAGAGCCGTTTGAAAATCTCTTAAAACACCATCTACATCAATACCTATTTTCATATCTTTTCCTATTTAAAATTAAAAAAAAGGGGGACAGAAAAAGGAGAAACTGCCCCCCACGAGTTCGGGTATGAGATTAACTCATACCGTCACTTCCCACTTCCTCATTGAATAAATCTTCGGAAGAACCATCAGAAATATACTTCTGAACTAATTGTTTGATGAAAGTTCTCTCGGAGTCCATACCACCATCATCCATGAACTGAGGATAAACACACACCTCAGCCGCCTCATCAAGACCAAAACCATCATAGAGTAGTCCACTCATCTCAACAGAAGTTCTGGTAGAAATACCATTAGTCAACTTACCATTATCGGACTTAGACTCCATTCTTGTGGTGTGAGATATCTCAGACACAGCCTTCAATAATTCAGGATCAACGTTAGGGAACATATACTGAAGTAGTCCAAACTCTTCGTCATCAGTTAAAACGTCCATCTCAACAATAATGAATCTATCCATCAAAGCCTTGTCCATTACACGAGTTGAAGTATACTCATTACCAATGTTAGCGGTCGCAACAAAAGTAACTCCCTCGGCGACGTTGATAGTCTCTTGACCATTCGATTCGTCAAGTCTGAGATATCTTTGTCCACTATCAAGAACAGTCATCAGAATATTCCAAGCATCTGGATGAGCCCTTGATAACTCGTCAAGTAGAATAACGGCATTCGGTGTCTGAATAGCCTTGACGAATAAAGATTCTGAAAAGTAAGTACCTTTCTTCTTGTCGAAGTGGACGTTACCAATCAGAGTAGCTCTTGGGTCTTGAGTAGCACCCAAGTTAAAGTAGAAGTCTGGTCTGTCAAGTGAATTGACCAATGACTTAGCCGCCATTGTTTTACCACAACCAGCTGGGCCAGTCATAAGAATATTCTTACCTCTGACAGCAGACCTAATAAGATATTTCCACTTCAATTCTTTCATCACCAAACCTTTAGGTTTTAGTTTATAAGAATCGTGGATAAAGTTAAGAATTTCAGCATGGTCTTCAGGAACCTCTACTGAAGATGTATCGAAGACTGGAGCACTTGTAGACTCAAAGACAGACATCGGAACTGCCCACCAATAGTTTTTACCAGCCTTATTGACTCTTTGTTCAAGAGCCGTACCATTTTCATATGCCCTCTTACGAGCACCTGTGGTAATTTGGGACGTGAATTTATTACCATCGGCATCCCAAGCATTATACCTATTACCACTTTTTTCTATTTTTACAACAATGTTACTCATATTATTTTTCTCCTTTTTTAATTGAGTTGATTGTTAAAGTCTCATAATTCATACATAAAGCTACGAATAATTTTGCAATAAAACAAGCATTATTTTCACTTTTTTTCATTTTTTTTATATATTTCCTAATATCATTAAAAATGTAAACACGAAAAATATCCATAGAAGAGTCAAAAATTCCGCAACTCTTGTTCCTATTAGTTTCCAATTCATTATTTATACCTCATTATTTATACCCTAAGCTACAAAAAAAAGCCTATACGGGTCAAGCATTATTTTCACTTTTTTTAAATTTATTTCCACCAATGTAATTTACCATTAGAACCTTGATATGTTTCCCAACTACATTGTGGCCAAACACATTTCCAATAAAACTCAAAATGTTTTTTTTCAAATGGTTTCATAGCCCAACCACAATTACAGGTTGGACTATGTTTATACCATTTTGACAATAACCATTTAAACATTACTTTTCTAAGAACTTCTTATTCATGGTCTTGGAAACAGATATTACTGAAGTAACGTCAATCATCTCGGCATCCTTACCATACATTTTTCTGAAGTCACTTAGATTTCTTTCATCACCATAGTCACCACCAATAAAGTAACTAAGAACTTGAATACCACGATTACGAATATTGTCAACCATTTTTCTCGTGTGATTAACAGCCGTTTCGTGATAGTAATCAATTTCATTGTTACTGAACATTGGCATTCCATCCGAAAAGTTCAAGAAGAAACTATCAATGTTAGTAGCCGTAGGAACAATCTCGTCCATAATCGCCTCGAAACATAATCCCTCAGGAGTAGTTCCACCTGGATGAATGTTACCAAACATATTCTTTACTTTTGAAAACTTATCCACACGAGAATCATAAGCGATTAGTACAAGTGGTAGAGTTATGTCAGCACCTCTGTGATAACGATTTGAATTGTGAGTACTTCTGAATGAAACAACCACGTCAAGGTTTTCAATCATGGAAGCCGCCTTACAAATCGCAACTACTGAAGTCATTGACTTGTTCCACTTGTCTCCACCCATAGAACCACTAGCATCAACTGAAATATGAATAAAAGCATCTTGGTAACTATCAATAAAAGAAGTTGAAAAGACTCTCTCATTACCAAAACCCAACTCGGCAACTAATCTCTTATCAATACGTCCACTATCAAGTCTTGTCCACTTAGTCTCACGTGACTCACCACGAACTTGTAATTTCTTACCAAGTTTAGAACCAAGTTGAATACCACGAGAAATATTAGCATCATACTCTTCTGAACGCCAATGACTATTTGTGAGAACCGATGGAAACATTTCTTCTTCAATCATATCTTTGGTCAACTTCTTGATAACAATAACTTTAGTACCACTCTTTTTGTAACTATTAGTTCTGTAATCGTACTTAGTTTCAAGACCCTCACCAGCAGTTTCTTGAGTAACACCAGCCTCTTCCATAGTCTTGACAATCTTAGTATCTTTTTTAGATAACTTACCTTGTTTTTTAGTTTCACCATTTAAGAACTCTTTTTGTTTCTTAACAGCATTATCAAGTTGTCTCTTTTGAGCATCTGTAAGTTCAACTTCCACACCCTTAGACTCTTTATCGGAACTACCACCACTCTCCATGTTATCCATCATATCTTGAAACTCTTCATCTGAAAGTTTCTTAGGTTCATCCGAACCATCACCAGACTCATCATTAGACTCAGAACTATCTTCATTATCAGAAACAATTGGTTTAAGATTAGAGTAAACAAGTCTAAGAACATTAAGTGCGACTTCTAAAGCATCTTGAGTATTTTTTAGATTTTTAACACCACCACCATTTTTGAAAATGAAATAATAGATGTCCTTTAGTGATGGTAACGCATCTAAGTTAGAATTTTTGTTAGTAAGATTAATAATTCTGAAAATGTATGAATCCCAATCTAAAGAAGTATACTCTGAAGATTTAAGAGCCTTATCGATAACTTTAGAATGAAAATACTTGTCATACATAGAGTGATAATAACCCTTGTAACCAGGTGAGGTAGAGAAAACATAATAGTCAATTCGTCTATCTTCTACATAGTTAAGAAGATTCTTAACTTGTTGAACAACGTCCCACTTCTGAAAACCAAGACTTTCAGCCCTAACGAACAATTCTTGTGGTATGTTATTTTCAAGATTTCTAACTACATCAAAATCAGAAAGTTTGATGTGTGAACCCTCATGAAGAGCCAACCCAACAACAGGATCGAAATTCTTTTCATCAATCTTGGAACCGATAACGACAGTTTTACCATCAGTATAAGAATTATCAGAAGATTGAAATTTTACAGGAATACTACCATCATTAGTAACGATAGTAACAAAGTTTGAAATGGCCCTACGATAAGATGCCAACGCAACGTGGTCAACACCTTTCTTGACTGGTTGTTCATCATCAAGGATGAAGTCACTTCTACGACTATCCCAATCATTGTCAGCCCAAAAAGAACTAAAAGGATTAGTCCTCTTCTTAATGTTCTCAGCAGAGTATTTCTCTCTGAGAGCCATTGGATTAAAATGTTTAAGTTTTGAATTGTTCATATTTTCCCTTTTTTTCATACCTTAAGCTACAAAGAATTTTGCAATAAAACAAGCACTTTTTTCACTTTTTTTCATTTTTTTTTAAATATTTTGATTGATGTAGTGTCTGCCTCACAGTCCTCAAATCATTTACTCAAACGGCATGTCGTCCGCGAAAGGAGCTGGTCTCCCATGAACCATCAATCAATATATATTCCCCCCATAATCATAACTAAAGCTACGAATAAAAGCCTATACGGGTCAAGCATTTTTTTTATTATTTATCAATTCAAGGGCTTTTATGTGGTCAAATCTACCTGCAATCTTACCTTTATATTTACGTCCGTCTGATTCACCAGGTGGTTTTACCCATAAAAAGGCATCACATAATTTATCTTTTGTGTTTGTTGTTGGAAATTCTCCGATTCTTCTACCAGGTGGATTACACCATTCTTCATCCAATCCACCATTTCCATTTCGCGATGTATCTATAACAAATGGTTTGTTACTGATTAATCTACTTATCCGTTTACCATATGTCATACAATAATCAGTTGAATAGTAATTGGATATGTTTATACTGAATCCTCTACATTTAGAGACACCAACAGATTTTAAGTGTTTAGAAATAATCTTAGGTTTGTGCCAATTAGGATGTCCTGCATCAAGATACAAGAGAGCATTAGAATTATTGGTTATATAATCCACTGCATATGACATCAAATCTATTCTTTGAAATTTATCTTTGTGGTGGAATTGACTTAAATGTGGAATTGAATCTGGTTCGTATATTACAATTGGAGCATAATCTCCTATACCTTCAGTAAACTTTTTTACGAACTTTCTGTATGCCTTAAATGTTCGTTCACCACCTTTTGAATATTGTCCAATATCCCTAAATGGTATCGAATATAAAACTAATACAGGCAAATAGGGTTCAGCCCTTTGTAATAATCTACGAACTTTTTTGTCAACATTCTTCATGGTCTTTCTACCAGAACCAAACCAAAATGATGTTGGTTGTTCATTTATTATTTTAAGGTCGGGATATTTCTCTGTAACTTTTTTTCTAATTGGCCAATCTGGCACAAAAAATGGATAATCCATTTACAACCTATCTATTAAAATGACTCTCTTCCCAATTCCTTGTATTAACAACTGTGTGTATTTTTGTGATTATCTTCTGTAATCCATTCTCATTAGTCAATAATAATGTATTTTGAAAATTTTCCCATTCGATGGTAAATGATTTATCTAACACACCATTGTTTTCACTTCTAATAATTTCATTTAATGCATTAATGGTATATAATGTATTTGTTTGTTTTTTTCTATGTAGTGATATGGTGTCCTTTGATTGTGCAAAATCAAAATCATCAGGTACTACATTATATGTACAAAACAATTGATTTGGGTCTTCATTGTTTTCAAATACATATATCTTGTCAAAGACAACATCATAACACTCTATAATCAAACTAATTACAGAGTTTAAATCTTTTTTATTTACGAATGTACATAGTAATTGAGTTCTCATTATTTTTTCCTATCCGAATCTACTTTACCTTTAATACAATCTCTCATCTCATTACCAAAACCACTTGCTACCTTTTGTGACGTACCAGCAGTTCTCCAAGTATCTTCTGCAATCTGTCTTTCACCATCAGGTGATTTAACAAATATAGCACCACTTTCTGAATCTATTCTACATTTCTCTCTAAGATACTTTTTCAACTCTTTTCTTTGTTCTGGTGTTTTCACATCAGTTCCAAATCCACTTTGTTCTGCTAAACAATTTCTTATTTGTGATGGTTTAGCTCCTCTAATACCCATTTGTATAATCATCTTACCATCACCACCATCAATGTATGAATCAAAATGCATTGCTTTCATCACAGTCGAAATGTATCCTTGTGTATGTGGCCCATTTTTTCCATCCTTTGGAAATCCTTGTTTCTCATCAGCCTCAGTTATATCAGTAACAACTTGTTTATGTGCCGAGTTAACAGCATCTTTTTCATCTTGTTTAATTTGAATACTTGTATTAACTGACTCATCGTCAAAATTTATATCAGAATATTTATCCTTAAAACTTTTCGTTCTACTAAACTCCCCAATCTTAGTCCATATTTTTCCATAAGGTTCGTATGCAGGTTTCTTACCACCCTCAATTAATTCTTCAGCATGTTTCTGCATTAATTGTAGTTTTTCTTTTGTCGATAAATCACTTAGTTTTTTCCCACTCTTTTCAACAAATTCTAAAAACTTTTTATTACCATCAAGTTTATCCATATACTTTTGCATATCTTTTGTTTCACATATTTGTGCGATAGAATCTGTTACCTCTACTCTAGCACCTCTCTTTACGGCTGATTGTTTTGTATCACTAACTCTTTCAATACCATCGTTTAAAGAATCAGTAACTGTATCCGCAACATCACTTCCGTAATTATCTTTAATAAGTTCAAACCTTTTCTTAGGTGTTGTATTATTTTGTGGGTCTTTTAAATCACTACCTTTTTTATTAGATATAGAAACTATATGTAATCTACCTTTTTTATCTTGACCGACTGTAAATGTATCATGATACTTTCTAAACTTTTGAAATGATTTTAATTCTTTTTCATAATACTCTTTATCTTCACCTGAAGCCTCATCTAATTTTTTCTGTATTTCTGCTTCGATTTTATCATCAACTTCAGTTTCAGATTGCATTGTGGTATTTGGTTTACTCGTATCTAAATCTGTATCTTCTTCTAAGATTTTTCTTGTGGATAATGTACCATCATAAGCGGCTCTCATCCATTCTTTATAATCTTCATCTCTACCATTGAAACCAGTTTTTCCTTTTTTGTAAAATACTGAATCTTCGTCTTTTTTAATTCTTTCGAGTTCTTTATCAGCGAATACTTCACGAGTTGCTAAGTATTCTAATCCATCATCACCCTCTAATCCTAACGCCTTCAAATCATTCTGTTCTTTTACTTTTAATTTTCTATTTTTAAACTCTTCTTTTTTCTTATCTATTAATTGACGATTTTCTTTTTTAAAATTATCATCATCGTGATTATTCATCGCGTTACAATATCTAGCCTCACCTTGTGATGCAACAGGCCCACCTGCACCAGCCACACCTTTATCTCTTTTATTTTCTAAATCAGTTTGGATATCATTTATACCAGAAATTGGTTCACTTGTTTTTACATCACCTTTTGTCTTAGGTTTATCTTCCTTTTCTTTTTCTTTTTTAGCATCCATAGCCTTTTGTGACTTTGGATGTTTTTTGATATAATCAGCTTGTTGGTCTGCTGACATTTTATTCCACCATGATTCATCCTCATTTAACATAGAGAATAATTCACTTCTTTGATTTATATCCCAACCTTGTTCGACAAGCAATATAGATAAGTGCATGATATGGTTTTCATCATTCATGTTAGGTTGAGTACCTACTTTATTTTCCCAAAGTTTTACTATTTGTGTTGCTTCGGTAATCATTAAAATTTCTCCGTAATATCTTTCATATTATCGTAATCTAAACCCCTACTAACTTTAACAGGATACTTCCCATTTTGTTCTATGGTTTCTTTTATGTTCCTCAAAAAATCTACACCATCCTCATTAGAAAAATCTACTAAGAAAGAATCGTAATTGTAAAGCACTAATTTACTTTTTTGAGATACAAAAGATGGGATTAACTTATTTAGAATTGAGATGTTATTTTCTGTTTCTAACGTTTGTATCATGTAGTTAAATAATTTATTCTTATTCATTTCGTGTAAGTTATATCCCATAATACGTCTACTATAAATATTTGAAGTTAAAGTTTTAGTTGATTTATAGTCCTTCCATAATTTGTCTATAAAATCAGAAACTTTCTCGAAAAATGGATTAATTTTCTTTATATCATCAGGTATGAATCCATATAAATATTTAAAAGACAATGATTTCGCCTCATCATAATCACACCCATAGAATTTTGCCATGTGTTCATGAACTGAACCCTTTGGGAATTTATAACCAATTACCTCACCAATCAACCTTAAATGGTAAGCATCAAAATCCATTTCGACCAACATACCATCTTTACCAAACCTACTTATAAATCTCTTTCTACTACCATCTTTTTTATTTAGAGCTGCATAATTAATTCCACTAAAACTATTTGATGGTCTGCCAGTAGATGTGAATGGATTATACGAAGTGTACTCTATACCCGTAGTGGTCTGTATTCCATTATTCTCTATGTGATATAATGCATTATTTAGGTCTTTATCATACTCATCGTGGGTCTCATTCATATCTTTTATTTTTGATATAATTTTTCTACAATATTCCAAGTGTTTCATGATTGGAATCACGTCATTAATCCACATGGATTTATAATATTTTCTATTGTAAAAATGATGAGCATTAGTTTCGAACTCGTCAACATTCAATTGTTGATTCGTGGACAAATAATATTTTAGGTTTATATCAGTTACATCTAATTTTTCTGAGATAAGATGTAGAAAAGATTTTTTGTCTAAAACATTAAATTTAAAATCAAACTTAAAATCAAATGGTTTTACCCTAACAGACTCACAATGATTTATAGGCAATATAAACTCTTCTGAATCTATCTCGAAGTATAGTAAACTAATCCTATTTTTCTTTGGATGAAAATTGGTGTCCGATAAAATAGGCACACAATTAACGTTGTCCGAATGTAACTTACTTCTTAGTTTTTGTAAGTCTTCTTTATTATCAATTATAACCATTTTAAATAATTAGAGTTTTATTTCGTGTTCATCCTCATAAGTTTTTAATATTCTTTTCACTAATGGATGTCTGATACAATCATCTCTACTAAATTCCATATGATTAACTCCCTCTATACCTTTTAGCCTAAACCATACATCATAGAATCCACTCTTTTCGTAGTTCGTCACACCATTAGTTTTGTATTTATCACATTGACTTAAGTCACCTTGTATAATCATTTTACAATTATCCGATATTCTTGTCATCAAAGTCTTAATTTGCATCGGTGACACGTTCTGAGCCTCATCAAGAATGACATAACAATTATCAAGATTAACACCACGTAAAAAGTTTAATACACTAATTTCAACCTTACCATCATGAATCATTTTGGAAGCCTTATCTTTACCAACAATCTTATCTAAGATAGTAAAAGTTGACTCGTTGTATTGTTGTATTTTCTTTTCTAACTCACCTGGTAAATATCCTAACTTGTCCTCGTTACCAACATCTACGGTTGGATTGATGATTATTAGTTTATCATATGGTAAACCTCTTCTTAAAACATCTTGTAAGGCTTTATAAATTGATACGTAAGTCTTACCTGTTCCAGCTATTCCATGACACAAAACAAGTTGTGTATGTTCCTCACCTATTATGTCATAAAATATCTTCTGATTGAGTGTTTTAAATTCTATGTTATTTACAATCTTTGGTATTGCACCAACTGGCGTTTTATAAACCCTCTTAGCCATCTGTCACTCCTATGTTCGGCATCCATGCTTTTGTTGTTTCAGGAAACAACTCGGTTACGATATCTAACAACACTTTGGCATATTCTTGTATTTCCCATTGTGATGTTTTTTCATATCTAAGTTCAATAAAATTCATGATAGCCTGAAAAGAAGCAGTCCAATAAACTTCTGTATATTGATTCAAAGGTAATATACCTCTGGCCTGTTCTTTACCGACACCCATTTTTAATAACTTGTCATATTGTTCTTTAGCGTGAAACATAGCCACGTCCCAATGATGTTTTGCAGTTTCTTGGTCTTCGACTGCACCCTCTGTGGCTTGTTTATTATCTTCTGATTGTTGTCTAAATATTTCTGGTGTATAAAAGTCTTCTACAGGTACGTAACGTCCACTAATTTCATTCCAAGCATGGTCTTTGGTAGATGAGTTGGATGTTGTCTCTATCCCAACAACGTGTTTGTACCATTGTCTCATCACAAACTCAGGTGCCTTAATATGAAACTGAACTTGGATATGTCTAAATGGTGAGAAATGTTTATACTTAGCAAGATAACGTACTAATTTTCTATCCCCATCAGTAAACTTTTCTTTTCTCTTTCCGAATGATACACGAGCAGAATTGACGACTGTTAAGTCTGAACCAAGGCTGTCGATGACCTCGACAAAACCTTTATCTAAAACATTTTGTTTCATTTTATAACCTTTAATTTATTATAAGTATTAGTTAGTTTTTGTAAAACTCCGTATAATTCCATTTCTTTCTCAATAGTGTTGGAAATTTTTCAGATGAAAAAACTACAGCTGATTTGTTACTTGTCTCTACTTCAGTTGGTGTTCCACTTAGTCTCCACCTAACTTTAGTCATTTTGTAATAAGTATCATACTCATCAAATCTCTTATCAGTTATTTCTAAAATAGGAGCATCAGGATTATTAATCACTTGTGCAAAATATCTATAAAAGAATCCACTTTCATAGTCCTTTTCCGTAGGTTCAATTTGATTACTTCCTTGTATAAATTCTGTTGGTTCTAAAGTTCTTAATTTAGAATAAACACTTTTTAATGGGTCATTTATCCAAGACTCATATTGTTGATGTGTACTACCTGGCATAAATTCCCCATTACCCATCTTATGTATGGAATTTAATCCTAATTTTTTTGCCTCTTTTAATGCTTCTTTTTCAGTCATTATTGAGCCTCCGATACCTCTATTAGAGCTTCAGATGTTGATAATGTAGACCAAACCTTTTGTGCTTCTCTTCCTGTTGTAGAAACTGAATCTAAATTTATTATCCTCTGTTCTTGTCGTTTTCTTTGATTTATCGACATCATTCCTTCTATGGATGTAGTCCAAGTTGATGAATCAACTGCAGTACTTACTGAACTTGCTATAAAGAAACAATTTTCAGCATAAACTCTTGGTAGATAATTTGTAGTGAATAAGACACCAGGATATAGTCCACCTGTACCATCTATCTCTAACGAAATACTTAAAGGTACAATTGGGTCTCTATCTTGTTTAAAAACACCTTGTGGATGATTTATTAAAAAGTATTCAACCGATTTTGCATATTCACTAATTAAATCACCATTTAAATCCCACATGATACCAGCATCTTTTTCTGTTGCATTAATCTCAACAATTTTTATATATTCATCTGATTTCAATTGTAGGGTCTTTTTGTTCTTTATAGACCTACGTTCTATTGATGACTCTAAATCTTCGTTAGTCTGTTTTACGACTTTTTCTACGTCAATTGGAAACCCTTTTCCGTTCCCAATATCTTCTTGATTTGAAGAAGCAGTTTTGTTACCAAACGTACCAGTACTATCGGGTGTAGAAATCCCAAATAATAGTGCATCTTGTAATTCTTGTTTTTCTTTTTCTTCACCTACAGGTACAAATTTTGAGTTAAATAACTGAGCTAGTGCATATGCATCAGTTTGTTCCGTTATCTGAGGTATACCACCTGCGTACTCATTTGGGTCTGATTGTGCACCAAGTGTCATAGCTGAAACAGTCTGTGGTGTAATATTTGTTTTTAAATTTTGTGATTTAACTATACTATTAGGTGCAAAGGTTGGAAATACAAACACACCATCAGATTCATATCCTGTTTGGTCACTTTTTTTATCTTCAAAATCATCAATCTTTTTTCTCTGTGCATTCTTATCATAACAAACTATTCTACCTTGATTATCTTCTTCGAGTCTAACATCTAAATCCATGATTGGTATTAATTCACGTTGTATTATACCAAATAAATTTTTGAATCCATTTATCAAGTCATTTATTTCTGTAAAAGCCTCTTGTATTATTGAATAATGTAAACATATGTTTCTAATGTATCCACGATTATCTGGTAACAATGGTTGGTTACCACCACCTTGTATGTTTTCAAACCTATCGTTTATTTGTTTTTCCAATTCAATCCATCCATTCAACTTTCTAACAGCATCTCTATTTTGTTCAAACTCCTCGGCAGACTCTATCTCACCTCTTGTCAATAAATCATTAACAGTTGGTGCCTGAAATCTACCAGGTAGTATAACAGAATCTGCAGAAAATGTAAGTAGATATTTACTTGATAAAAACTGAGTGGATACTAACTGACTCTCTATATCAGAAATAACAGAACGTTCTACACTTCTTATTTGTGATAATAGTTCCCCATCTTTTCCTATCTTACTAAAAAACTTATTTATGATATTATCTTCCATCCAACCCCACGTGACATACGGGCCGACCTCTGTCCAATTTTTATTACCACTACTACCTTGAGGATTACCTAATATTGCTCTACCATCAGCAGGATGCCAATAAAAGTTTTTAAACTTCTCTTTTCCAGATACAAACATATACTTTAATTGTTCATCGAGGTTTTTAATAAAAACGTTAAAATTATAATTTGACTTTTTTAGTATATCTCTAATATTACTTTTTTCACTAAATTGTTTAGCCTTCTCATCATCATTAGGAATCTTAATTTGTATCGGAAATTCTGGTGCATCAGGAACTTTCTCATTTAGAATATCAGAACCCATTGCTATCACGTCCGTTGTACAATTAAAAGAACCATCATTTTGTAAGTCCCAATTGAAATTTTTTATTTTACCAATTACCGCGTCATAGTCACCCTTGTTCTTAACAATCCTATCCCTTAATGAAGAAAATGCATCATTTAAATTATTTGCATTTATTGTATCTAAATCAAATTGACTAACAGAACGAGACCATCCCCATTCTACAAGACATATACGGCCAGGTGTTAAAAAGAACTTAGTCAACTCATCTATCTGGTCTATCGACCAACATTTCCACTCTACAGATGCTTCCCTCATGAAAAAAGTTTTATATTGTGCAGTACAACTCGTTATACCAGGACCTGGTACAAGTCTCAATTCACTATCAAAATTATATAATTTTTTAGGGTCTTTTGGTGAATTTAATTCTGAGTTAATTCCAGCTGGTATCGTTGTTGTATCACCAGATATATCAGTAGAACTTAATGTTCTAAATTGAGTTTCACTACCATCATTAAATATTGCTGACATTCTTAAGAAAGTAGAACGTGATAACATCTCCGTAACAGCATCACCAGAAGTTGGGTCATTTGCCTGTGGATTAGTGGCTTGGTCATATGGTTTTTGTCTCATCAAAGCATCTTGCTTTTGAATCAACCTTTCCTGTATTTCCTTTGGTATTGGTTCAAACTGAAATGGCATTATAACTACCTATTAACTTTTTCTAAATCTTGTATAATTTGTGTTAGGTTACCTGGTATCCTTAGTTTAGTATCAGGAGCTATTGTTGGTTTTCCTGTCCTTATTTCATTAGCCCTAGCAATAATCCACCACAAAGAAGAATCTTGATAAAATTTAGCAGCCAATGCATCTAATCTATCCCCATATTTAGTAACAATAAATATATCACTATCACTAATGGGTATGTTTGGATAATAAGTAGACTTATAGTAAAGTGATTTAGTCTTTTTATCCGATTCGATTTTTGTAAATTTATATCTTTCCATTTTAACCCTCTGTGGTTGTAGCTGTTGTGTCTGTAGGTTCTGTAGTTACCACATTCTTTGTCGGTGCATCTGGTGTAGTAATACCAACTTGGTTTTTCCAAACAACATCCAAACCATGTCTTGGTGGTCTATCATGTACAACAGGATCGTAGGTTCCAAATACACCAAACGTTTGTGTACCATCAGCACCTATAGAAAATCCACTATCTTGTAACCAATTTAACTCATAATGTTTTGAGGTTGTTGATGGTACATAATTACCAATGTAAACAAACTCTGCTGATGCCTGTATAAATTTTGGTAACTGAAAACCATCATCAGTTTCCCAAGTAGATGTTTCGTCAGCCGTTAAAGTTAAAGAACTTAAATATCCAGGTGTATTTCTAAACATATTACCCATTGTCATTTCTATGTATGGTGCAATCTGTCTGAAACCATTCGTGAATCCACCACGTCTAATCGTAGGATATGTTAACCCAACGAGAAAATTTAACTTGTCCCATAATGTTATTAATTCCTGTTTTGACTTAGGATAAACTTTGAAGTCAAATGATATATTTCTATCAGTTCCCATATACGTATGAACTTTATCAGGTCGTCCTAAATATCTTTCTGCATTCCACTCAGGTGACATTGTATCTGTAATTGTTCCCAATATAGCTCTAAAGGATATAAACTTTTTATTAATAACGTCTTTGAATCTAAAGTCTACTAAATCTTTAGTAAGTTCTGGTTCAGGAGTATCACCATATGGATGTAAATTAATTTTGTCTGTAGTATCAAATACATTATTGTCATTAAATACTCCGAATTTATCATCTAACTTTGGCCTCTTACCTTGACCACCTTGATTACCAATGTCTTGTACTCTTTCACGACCTTTTTCTCTCTGCCTTATAATAAAATCTTCTTGTTCATTAAGCTGTTTTATACTTGGTGTAAGTGGATTTGAAAATTTTGCTAATAATTCCGATGGACTTCTGGTTGTAGTTTCATAATCAAAACCTTTTTTTCCTAACATACCATAAGATAATGTGGTATATTTATCAACCAAACTCTCTTCGGTACGTCTGTTATTCTTGTTAATAGCTTCACCAGTCAAATGATAGTTACTTTGTACGTCCCTACTTCTAAAGGCACCAACTTGTCCTTTACCACCAGGTGTTAGAAAAGATATCATAGCTGGTGTGGTAAAATTGATATTAATAAGATGAGCTTGTAAATGAGCATCATTTTTGTTATTTTCATACCCAGCAAAACCTGGTACACCAACTTCAGAATTAGTACCAATATATGATGTCATGTACCATTGTGTCAATTTAGACAATCTACTTGTCTTTGAAATTACGTTAAAATCAAGGTTCAATGGGCTACTTATTGACTCATCATCAAGATAATCTTTTGCATCTGTATACTTTATTCCTGTTGTTTTAAGTACATTTACTCCAGCAATTTGTTTACTAAGTGGATTTTGTGGTAGTTCTAAATGTCTATCTATGTGTAAAAATGGAACAGAGGAACCGAGACTCAATGGATTATAAGTCCTTGTTTCTGGTCTTGCATTTAGTAAATTTAATCCCACTTGTTTTGCTACAGATAAAACACCTTTTGGTGATAATACAAATTTACTTAATCTTAGAGTGTCTTTTAAAGTTCTTGCAACTTGAGTAACAATTCCACCACGTACTAATTCAATTGTAAGACCTTTGTGTGAAAAATTAATACCATTTATTTTATCCTTAATATACGGCATATCAAAACCAAATATTGCACTACCATCGACTGGTGCACCAAACTCACCAAAATCTCCATGTCTACCGAATGACAATGAAGTTGATTTTACCTTTGTTGTTCTAAATTTATATTGTTCATCTATCTCATCACCTCTTGAACCCAACCCACCAGGTCTTCTTTCCAACTCATCGGTATCAGTTTGGTTTGTGTAGCTTCCAAATTGTGCTTGAGCACTGGCATTAGAATAATGAGAATTACCCTTTTCCCATATTTGATTTATAGTGGCTTTATTCTGATTATATCCTAAAGTCAATGGAACTTGACCACTATCACCAAAGGACTCTAATTGACTTTGATATATTTCATCTCCACCGAGTAAGGATGAATTAAATTTAACCGTATCACCATATTTGTTTCCACCATTAAATCCTGCATTACCAAACTTTGGTGAACTTGAACCACCCAATTGGTTCTCAATTGTAAAATTATTCGTTGTAATCCAACCTGAGTAATTACCAGGACCTGTACTATTATTTGGTCTTGGTGTATTGTAAGAAATCATGGAAGATATACCACTATATGATTGTCCGAAAATATCTGTAAATGTCAAGTCACCCGTAAATGATGTATCTACATCCCCAAACCTCGAATCCTTTGTTATTGGTGTTAGGACTCCATGAGTTATTGGAAGAGATGGAACTAAATTAGAGGTCGTGGTATAAGATGAGTCTCTACCTATAAAACTATAATTACTTGGTAAATTATATTGTTTTTTGACTTGATATGGTGCAGTAGATTGGAATTCAATTGAACCAAAGTTTGGTGAATCATGAACTATTCTTAATAATGATGAATCACCCCTTGTAAAACTTTTAAATTCAGGAGTTGTTGGTTCTGTAGAATTAGGTATGTACATATTACCACGATTAAATCCACTTTCTATTTCAGTTTGAAAATTATCAGCAGAAAATTGACTTGAATAATTAATCAAAGGTGTGGTGAAAAAATCACTACCATGTGCACCTAATGATATCGGTGTATTATTAAAATTCTTATGTTCTACTTGAGGGCCTGTTGCCGTTATTTGTGGTAATTCATATGGTATAGCACTTATATGAACATCTGTATTAAAGTTTGGTGAATCTTTTTGATATCTTGAAAGTATTGCACTACCCCTTGTAAAATCTTTAAACGTAGGTATTGATGGTTCAGTTGCATTTGGTATGTACATATTACCACGATTAAATCCACTTATATGAAATGAAGTATTGTAACTTGAGTGTAATTTTTCTGTAGTAGATTGTGTGTACACCTCACCAAGTTCTGTATTGAATTGTGAACCTATACGTTCATCATATCTATCCGTATTTATTTCAAATGCAGGAAAACCACCATAAGGACTTGTACTAAATACTTGGTCAATATTATGTCTTAAGGTTGGTAATGTCAAATCGTTACCATTTACAAGTAAAGAATTTGTTTGATTTATTGTAAATCCTTCAGGTAATGTTCCTGGCCCCCAATTTCCAGATACTCCACTTAGAAAATTTACACCTGCTGGTGTTTGACCATCAAAAGTTAAATTAAGACCTTTGTTATTTGGATAGGTATAACTTAAACCATTTATTCCAACAAATTGACTATTATTTTTATTATCAAAATTCTTAGTAAATCCTTGTGCATCAACATTTGGGATAAAATCAACTGCACCATCAACCTTGTCATAATCTGTATATTTAAAGTTCGATAAATCTTTTGTTAAATCAACCAATGCCATATTAATCCACCAATCCTTGTATAGAACTATCTACTTTTTTCATGTTTTTATTTAACTCTTGTAATTGAAATAACATTTCAGCATCATTTACTCTTGTATTATCAGATTCAGTTGTTTGTAGTTGAATCAAGTCATCTAAATTATTTACAGGTGGTTGTGAGTTTGATTGAATAGATGCCTGTTCTTTGGCTATAGATACATCCCTTGCAACATTTATTGCATCAATTGCAAGAGATGCTGCCGTACCCTTACCAGGTATAGTTGATGCAGCACCACTCAATAATTCAAGTCCAGCTCCTTTAAAATCACCACCCATAGCTCTGTCAATTGCAAAACCTACTCCCAACACAGCACCAATTAATGGTATTTTGGATAATACCCTTTTACCGAGACTTCTCTTTACTACTTGCTCAGTAATTTCTTCAGTAGCCTCTTTTTTTACTGTATTCTTGAGAGCCTGTTCAGCAACTTCTTTGGATACCTCTTTAGTTGCCATTTTAGCTCCACCCTCGACTACCTTTTTACCAGCTATTTTCGAAAATGCTTTACTTGCCCCTTTTCCAACTACAAGAAGAGCTGCAGTTGTAGCTGCAGTACCAATCATATTACCTAAATCACTTCGTAAGAAAGCTCCTAACTTTAATAAAGTACCACCAGCTAAATCACCCAACTCATTTATTTGAAAAACATTTTTATACATAGCAATTTGTACACCATGTGGATGTTCAGAAGAAAGGTCATTTTGTAATACTATACCAACAGGTTCTTTGTTACCATGACTATTATCAATCTTAAGACCATATCCTTTACCACCAAAATTACCAGCACTTGAAGCAGATACATGAACATATCCACTACCAGCTAATATACTATATCCAATACCACTTTCTTCATGGTCTGCTGTACTAGCAGTAACATACATAGGACCTACACTTACAACACCAAAACTTCCTGTACGGATTAGTGAACCGAAGTCCGTTTTGTTTAGTTTTCCTACACCACTAACACCCATAACTCCTGCAGTTTTTCTGTAAAAACCATTGTTAAAGTTTCTATGAGAACCAACTACACCAGCCATTATACCTTTTTGAGAACTCAGAGTTCCAGAATATCCAAACGGAATGGTACTACCTAACTCAAAAGAACTTTCACCATATATACCAGCTCTACCACCACCTATCGATCCTCCTTTAGAAACAGCTTTACCTTGAATAACGGAACTTGTATATTGAAAATTATCAGATGGTGTACCATAGTCACCTTGTTCAGCAATCATTCTGACCTCATTATTACCCATATTAGAATTAGATCCTGATAATACTATTCCGTATGCACTACTACCAAAAGGTAAGTTATCAGAAGATTCCAATTTTCCTATTTGTACTAAAGCATCACCAGCCATATGACTTTTAGCAGCATCAAAAAGTGTAATTCTGTTATCAAATGAGTTTAACTCCATTGTAGCGCCG